CCTTAATCAAACACAAGACTAGCAAGATGGGCTTGGACCTAGAGTGCGTCCTACAGGCTCCAAGTCGAAATTGGGTAGGGGCTCTCCAGGAGCTATGCATGCAGTTGTCCCTTCCTCTTCCCCTATACTCTTGGGAGAGAGTTGGGGGACCTGATCATGCCCCTATCTTTACTTGCACGGGTCGGGTGAGCGAGGTTGAAGTAACTGATAGGGGGTTAAGCAAACGCTCAACCAAGAATGCTACCGCCCAATCCCTAATGTTGCTGATTGAGTCCAGTAAGGTCCAAATGATCAAACCCCCACAGAAGAGTACTTTGGCTTAACAGGGGCTTTGGTGACCCGGGATCTGATCAGCCCCCCCCGTCGTGTTCTCATCTTTTCAAAAACACAAGTTCACCATGGAATCCCTTGGAGATTTCTCTCAATATGGGTTTGAGGAGGCAAGAAGTCAAGGAGACAATTTCTATGTTCCAGACATGCGCCTCAACTCTCCCCTAAAGAAAACGAGAATAATTTGGGCTAGAACTCACCCAGAGAGATTATCCCCACACGAGACCGTGTGGCTCAAGTCACTAGAGGAAGCCACACATGTTGCACCCCATCACTGGAGGGATACGATTCATGATGTAATCCCTAACCTTTGCGAAAATTTGGAGATGGTGCAGTCAACCTCTCTAATTGAATACAGTCTCCCCTTCTCTGTAGCACAGGAAATGCTCAAAGGCATTGGTGTTGATGCCCCACTTCATAACATCGAGATCCCAGAGGGTTTGTTGCAACTTAGAACTTTGTGCTACGAGTGGCAGACGGTCGTCACCAAACTGGCAAGGACTCAGATCCAGGCCAGATTAGGTAAACCCAAATTAAGGATGGCCTCAACCTCCAATGGTTATCACTTATGGCTAGGGGCGGACTTTTCAATTGTTCAACATGCTGGTGTTCATTATCTGACAGATGCCAATGGTATCTTAATGTTGGCTGATATTATATATCAGAGAACAACAGCCACTGAAATTTGTTTGCTAGCGGAGCATATGGGAGATTCTTCTTTCCCTTCGTTAGAGTTGTTGTGGACAGTTTACACTCAGGGGGACCTCTTAATAAGAGAAAAGGGAAATGAGGCTTACGGGGCAATAAAACTCTGGGAGCCATTGGTCACAGGCCGGATTCAGTCATTATCCTTTAGAAAGGAGATTAATGTAAGGGAGTTCTACAACACCATGATCGCAGACTTTAAAGAACAATCCGGCATTACCTCCGCGTGCACCTGGGTTCAGATTCTAGACAGCATAACCAACCCAAAAATCTTGGCTCAGATTTTTGGACTTCATCGACACTGGGGTCACCCCTTTGTGTTCGTGGAATTAGCCATTGAAAAGAACAGACTGTTGTCAACACCAGAGATCGTGCCCGATGATAGGGTCATTCGGGAGGTGAATTGGGAAGCTAAGAAAATGATTTGTGAAGGTATCTACAGACGAGATAAAAGGTGGCCTAGGTTAAACTTCGCATCCTTACACAAGAAATCCGAGCTACGGAAAGCCTTCCAAGACGGACGACCCATAAATTACAGATCGATTCGATACCGTGAGGCAGACTGGGAAAGAGTGTTGGGACTACCTAATTTTGATCAAGGGAGTGACCTCAACATCTTGTCTGTGATTAAGGATAAGGCATCCTCACCCAGGTTGCCCGAACTCCAAGAGCAAATTCAAGGGATAGAAACTGTGGATTGGAAAGACACAAGAGTGCTCTCAGCCTGGCTTAAATCGAATTATGTTTCACCTGAAGAGATCCTCCGGGACATGGACGAGAAAGGAATACATCAGAATGACCTTCTTATCAAATTATCTGAAAAAGAGAGAGAAATGTCCAAGACCCCTCGTCTATTTTCTATCATGCCTTTATATTAC